CCTTCCCGTATTTCGCCTCGAAGGTTTGAAGGTCTTTGAGCGAATAGCGAACCGTGCCGTTCTCGATTCGCAAGCTTGGTGTGAGCGTGCCGTTTTCCCGCCATTTCTTGATGCAGTCGACGGAAACGCTGTACCGCTCGGCCACATCTTTTGTCGCGTAGTATTTCCGCTCCGAAAGTTCATCGACGAGATCTGCGATCAACGCCTGCCGTCCGCCTTTGATAAGCTGGTCGGCGAGGTTGAGGATAGCTTGTGTTTGTGTTGTCATGCCTTGTCCTTTATCATCATGGTGAGGAATACGAGGGTGCATGCGGAACCGAAGCCGAAAAAGATTCGGAAAACGGTGGTGAGGATGGTGTCGGTCATGCTTCACCTCCGTCTTCGAGTTCGGGAACGACGGGGACGACTTCTTTGCGTACAGAATCGGGAAACTCACGCTGAACGTGAATAAGAAGTCCTTCAAGCTTCCAGTCCGGGATGTGAGCGATGCACCATTCCAGCTCCTTCCGTGCGATCTTCCAGTTGATTTCTTGAAGTTTTTGGTACGCATCTTCAATAGAAATCTTCTCTTTCTTCAAATCGTCGATCTCTTTACTGATTCGAGCTTCGGGCGCAAGTTCGATTTTTCTTTCATGTCCGGGGATGGTGTAGGAGCCGGTCTTCATAACAGTCACGACAACTTCAATAGCCCATTTCTCGAAGCGCTCTGCTTCGGGGAGTGTAGAATGACAAACAAGGCGCACAATATCATCTAGTACGATGACACGGGCGTCCTGTTTCCGACCGAGCGTGTCGTAGATGGGGTGGCGTTTCAGCGCCCCACGACAATGACGTTTCATCGCGCTGTTCGCATCTTTGAATCCGAGAATGGCGCAGACGTCTTTCCCAACGAAGAGCGTTTCTTCGTCTTCGACGACAACACGGACTTTTTTGTTCTCGAACATGTTTGTGGTGAGTTCGTTCATTTGTTCTCCTTGCTGGTTATGGGGTGGATGTGGTTAATCTGTACTTGATTGTGTGTTCACTTTTTGCAAAAAACGAGCGAGAGCAAGGCGAAGTGCGCGGGCTTCCGTGCAGTCGTGCTTTCTGCAATACGACCTCAGTTTGAGCTTGATTTCAAGCGGGATTCGAGCTTGAACAACTAAGTTCTGCTTCATTTCGTCTCCTTTCTGTTGTTCGTGGTTTGGCATTACTATAGCACACTTTTGAGTACATGTCAAGGCGTGTATTCAAAAAAAATCAAAAAAAATACGTTTTGAGCTTGACTTATCGCGTAAACGTATTATAATATAGACTCAACCTTTGGAGGAAAACATGCTCAAACTTAAAGGACAACATGTCCGTGCGCTTATCAAGCAGAGCGGCGAATCTGTACGTTCGTTTGCGCTCAAGAACGGTATAGCGCAATCGACTATGCAGGCGTGGCTTTTAGGGCGCAGGAACATTAAGCTCGACCAGCTCGAAGAGTTGGCGCGGCTTCTGAGGGTAGACGTGCTTTCGATCTACGATGTTGTTCCGAGGCGAGAAAGAAGGCTTTCCCGCATGGAGGAAGATGTGCGTACCATACGCGAGCTGTTCGCCAGTATGACGGACGATCAGAGAACAAAGACTATCTCGGTCGCGCTCGCGTTACTGGATGGAACTGGGGTGGAATAATGCTTATATTTGCTGACGGTGAACCGATGTCAGGCGGAGCGTATACATTGGTTGTGATCGGCTGTATTGGCCTGATCTTCTTTGTGAACTATCTTTCAAAGGCATGGGACGAATCTGAGGCAACTAAAGCAAAGACACGTCGCGCTCTTGAGGAGATTCGAGCGGAGAATGAACGTAAAGAACGCGAGGAAGCGGCAAGAAAACGAGCTGAAGCGGTGCGCATCCGAGACGAGAAGTTGAAGCGGGCAATGGATGAGCTGGAGAATAAGACGTATGATCGAACGTTGTGGGCGAAGGCGCTTATTATGGCAGATGGAAGGGAATCGAAGGCAAAGGCGTTGTACCTTCAATTGCGCATAGGTGAGTTGTAATAAAAAGCCCCCATTTACGGGGGCTTTGTGTTTAGTATGTGTGATTACTCGGATTTGGGCTTTGCCTTCTCCCATCGAGCCGCGGCGGCTTTTCTTGCGCGTTCTCGACGGGCTTCCGGGTCGATCTTCTGCTGGCCTGCGGATCGTTGCTCGGATGTCTGCGCCTTCCGCGCTTTCTCTAAGTTCCGGTTGACGGCTTCGAGTTTCGATGCGGATTTTGATCGTCCGCCTTTCCGTCCCATTGCGGCGGCGGCTTCTTTAATATCGTCCATGTGTGTCTCCTTGTATAAAAATTGGGCGCGCTAAATATAGCACGACCAAAGCGGTTTGTCAAGCGCTTATTGTTTTCTATGCGCGATCACGTCTTTGATAACCTCGTCCATGCGTTCTCGTTCCTCGTCCGTCAGGCGCATGTGATCCGGCTGGTTTGCGTCGATCTGTTCGATTGCGTCCTTCAGGTCGTATTCGAGCTGTTCCCCATAGCGTTTGTAAACGCGATCCACGATGCGCCATCCCTTCACGATGTAAACACCATTGTCGTAATTGTCGCAGTCGAGGTTTGCGCAGTTGTCGACGCCGCAGGAAAGCCCGTCTCCGAACGTGTTGCAAATGACGCATGCGAGACAGGACCATCCATAGCAATCTTCATCGGGCGTCCTGTAACGTTTTAGATCGCAGTAGGCAAGGAAGGCTTCGACGCTGTCGCGTCCTCCGTTCCAATGCAGATAAACGCCAGTTTCTTCGAGGTTCTTGTTTGTGGTGATGACGGCTCTGTTTCCCATAGTGTGTGTCTCCTTGTGTGTGTTGGTGTGGTTTGAGTGTGTTTTGGGATAAAACGGATTTACCGATAAATGATCGTGGGGAAGCTGAGGCGAAGACCAGTATATTCTTCGAAAATCTCTTTGAGCTGGTCGCAGTAGAGCATTTTGAATTCCTTCACAAGCTGGGGGCCTTCCCATTTCTTGAGCCTGTAGAATTTCAGTTCGAACAGATCATAGCCTTCGTTATAGTCGAGGTCGCAGAGGGTGACGCGATGCAAAGCGCCGTGAATGTCAAAGCGGATGCCGTGTTCGCGACGAATGAAAAGTTTTGTCCCCAGCATGGCGCGAAGTGCGCCATACGGGTGTTTCCAGTCCTGAGTAAGGATTTGTGCATACTGGAGTGCGGTTTCCTGCGAGATTTGATTGATCGTGGTGTTTTCCATAGTGGTGTCTCCTTGATATGTTTGGTTGTTGCCTTGATATCTTGATTATTCAATTGGGTAGTTGTAAGGTTGGGTTGGTTAATTGTTCTCGCGTTCGATTTCCATAATCAGCTCGCGCACGATTCCGAGGGCGCAGAATTCTTTAGGTTCTCTGCTCATCGGGACGGTTTCAGGATTTTCGGAAATATGGAATTCGCATCCTTCTCCGCAATCGTCGCAATGGATATTGTTGTATGCGTGCATATAAAGCCGATGGAGTGCGCGATAGCTGTATTCGTCGATCTCGATTCTCATGCGATATTTCCTTCCTTGTGAATGGGGTTGTAGCGTTCATCGAATACGAAGTAGAACTTAGCGGATTTGAGATTGATCTCGATGTTGGTCACATACTGCCAGTAAGGTTTGGCTTCGCGGACGCCGCCCAGAAGGTCCGCTTCGAGCGTCTTCCGTGCGTAGTAGGCGTCACGAATGACGTAGTCGAGGTTCTTGACCGCCTTGTAGTCGTCGATCATTTCTTTGATGTTCCTCCGGATCTCGTCGTGTGCGGTGACAAAGAAGGATCCGTAGTGCGAGTTGTAGATATCGTCCTGGGCGTACGATTCCATGCTTTGGAACCATTGCAGAGCGGATTCGAGCATGTCGAATGCGTCCTTGCGGTAGTCTTCCTTGATTGCGGTTGAAGTGGGCATGTTCATATTGTTCTCCTTTTTCTCCCCGCCTTTCGACGGGGAGGTTTGGTTGAGGTTATTGTGAGCTTAGAAATTTCTGTAATCTTCTCGGATGATCCATCCGGTTTTCTTCCCGTCCATGCGGTAGACGTCGATGCGTTTGATCCCGTTGCAGAAACAGAAGTTGGCAAGGGATTTCAACTTCCGCCATTCCTGCTTATACTCGCGTCCGATGCTCATGATCTCTTTGATCGTCTTGAGTTGCTGAGTTCCGTCTCGGTAGGTTAGGACTGCGATCTTGTTCATTTTGTGTCTCCTTGTTGAGGTTGGTTTGAGGTTGCGGAAAAAAGCTTGTGCATATATTATACACCATACAAAACGTTTTGTCAAGAGCAAAAGTGTACTTTTTTCGAAAAAATCTTGAAATTCATCAAATAGTACATGTTTGGCGATAAATAGTACATGGTACACCATGAAATATGACATGATATGATACTTTTTTACTAAATACTTTTTCTCGCGTATGTAAAATTTTTGGAAAAAAATTTATATATAAAAAAAGAATGTATAAATTAAATATCATAACATACATGTATCATCGCGCGTATCTTATTATATAAGATGCTTGGTTGTCTTACCTTGTTTTCTGCTCGTTTGCGGGTGATCTATCGGACGAATAAGGGAAATAGAGATAACAGAGTATAAACCGCTAATTATCCTATTGATTTCTTGTATGGGCGGTGTATAGTATGGCAAACGAATAACCAACTGGAGGTGTTGCCTTATGATATCGCCACATGATCTCGTCCCGCTATGCTCCGCTCTCGCCGCAATGTCCCCGTCACAGCAGGATGTATTCCTCCACTGTCTGAAACATCGGCCTTCGCCTGTCCTGTATTCCGGTGATACTCGACGGATCGCCGTATGTCTCCGTCTGCATGTCCGCACGGTTCAAAGAGCTTTGCAATCCATCAAACAGGATCCTGTCTTGTCAAAGGCCGTGTTTCCGATCAGGAGGGCGAGAGCATGATTGTTCGTGTCGAACATGCTTTGCGATTCCGTGCTGTCAATGATCTTTTGAAAGAGGCTGGCTATGTCGTGTTCGGTCGTCCGATCTCCCGTCCTGATCAAATCTACGCGAGGTTTGTCGTCGCCTGTAACATCATCGGGGAAATGATGTCGGTTTATCCGTATCGCGTTTACCAGTCAATCTTGGTTCGTGTATACAGGATCACGCATGGCGTCCCCCATACAGCGAGTAACAGCAGGTACGTCAGAGCGGGGGAGCATCAAGATGCGGAGCAGCTGCACGTCTTCTGTCCGTGCTGCGGTGCCGATCTGCTGACCGCTGGACCTCCGACCTTCGATGAGATCAAAGCAGAGTTACAGGCGAGAACGTCGCAAAAGTCCCCACATTCTGCCGTTGATGAGGTAGAAAATATACAGTGCGAAGGTAAAAAGAAAGAAGGTAAGCGGAAGGCGCGGGGTGGCAAGGGTACGGGGGGTGGCGACCTCGCGGGGCGGGGGTGACCCTACGATCCGCCCCACTCCCCCCTATAACAATTTTTCAAACTGTAGCACAATTGTTCACAAATTAAAATGGTACGCAAATCCAAATCTTTTAGAATCTCGGACGAACTTCTTGCGCGCATAGACGAGCAGTCGTCGAATAGGACGGGCTTTGTGATTGACGCGATCAAGGAGAAACTTGCGCGTGTTGAGAACGGCGGTCGGGAAGAGAAACCGGCAAATGAATCCGGCGTAGTGGATGGTAATGCTCTACTGACGTTTCAAAAGGCCCTGCTTTCGGAAGCGAAGAGAAGGCCGGACTTTCTGCGGAACTTGGACAATGAGACGTTTGCGAAGCTGTTTGCGAGTAGGTTGCCGAAGGATGTTCAGGGGAATGAGGAACTGGAAGCGGACGCGTTGAGTTTGCAGTCCTGTTTGGACCGGATGCCTGCGATCCCGGACTTGACGGCGGACTTGAATCGGGTGCGGGGACTTTTGTGTAAAGCGGAGCATGAGCGCGATATCAATCTCAAGATTTTGGAACACAACAAGAACAAAGTCGAGTTGGGCGAGCTTATGAAATACGTTTGGAAATCGGCGATGGAGTACGTTTCGGAGATGGTTGCGCGGGGGAACTTGCCGGGATTCGGGGATGGTCGGGGAATCACGGAGAAAGCGTATGCGGAAATCGCGCGGAAAGTGGAGGGATTGCTTGAGGATATGGCGGTGTTCCGTGGAAAATAGCACGACATGTATAAAAAAACGCAAAAACGTATACATATCGGATTGGATATGTATAAAAAATCGCAAAAATTTACACATATCAACCCGTAAAGGTCCGTTCCGGTATGGCATCTAAAGGCGACATCGAAAAACTCCGAGACGGCATGGCCTTCTGGCTCAAGCGGTGGTATCGGGATCCATTGGCATACGTCATTGAGTGCATCGGGGACATTCCGACACACCAGCAGGCGGAGATATTGAAAGCGTTCCAGCATCACAACTTCGTCGCTGTGAAGTCTGGACACGGCATCGGGAAGACGAGGCTTGAGGGGTGGATCGCGAACTGGTGGCTGGACACGAGGGCGTTGCGCGTGCCGATTACCGGTCCGGCGGGGGATCAGCTGTCGGATGTGGTATGGCCGGAAGTCGTTTCGATGAACGCGAAGAAATGGGCGTGGATGGCGAAGCAGTACGAATCGACGCAAGACGAGTTGCGGTATAAGGGTAAGCCGGAGAACTGGAAAGCGATTTTGCGAACGGCGCGCGCGGACAATAACGACGCATTGCAGGGTTTTCACCGGGTGCTGTTCATATTGGACGAGGGTAGCGGTATCCGTGACGGGATATTCGAGGTTGCGGAAGGCGCTTTCGGTGACCCGGACAACTATGCGTTGATGATGGGCAACCCGACGAGGCTCAGTGGGTACATGTATAACGTGTTCCATTCGAACAGCTACTGGTTTACGATGAGCTTTTCAAGTGAAAACTCCATGTACGACGAGGAGTACCAGTATACCTATGTCGATCCGTCCGGGGATATTATCGTCATGAAATGCCACGGACGGCAGACGAGGGAATGGGTGCAAAACATGCGGGAGAAGTATGGCTTGACGAGCAACGTGTACCGCATCCGCGTCTTGGGCGAGTTCTCGAATCTCGGAAGCGATCAGCTTATCGAAGATCGATGGATGGAAAACGTGTTTCAGGTGACTGCGCCGAAAGACAACGACAAGAATAAGCGTCGAATGGGGATTGATCCGGCGTGGACCGGGGAAGACGATACGGGGGTAGTGATCCGGCAGGGGGATCAGGTGTTGCATGCGGAATTCTGGCATGGATTCGACCTTGTGGAGAGCTTCAATCGTCTGCGGGTATTGTGGGACGAATGGAAGGTGGACGTCGCGCACATCGACACGGTGGGCGTAGGCGCCGGCCTTTACGATATGTTCCGCCATGCGATGTACCGCGGGGAGATCGGATACCCGGTCGTCAAGGTGCATTGTTCGGAACGCGCGCCGGAAGATCGAGACGGGGAATGCAAAACGTTGCGGGATTGGCTTTGGTGGAAAAGCAGGAAGTATTTCAGGACGCGGCCTGTCGGCTTTTCCGGTCTGCCGGAGAATCCAGCCTGGAAGAAACTCCGGGAAGAACTTTTGGAGCCGACATACAAGATTGCGAACGGAAAAGTCGTCGCGGAATCGAAGGACGACATGAAAAAGCGGGGATTGAAAAGCCCGAATATGGCGGACGCATTGAACACGACATTCTATCAGGACTACGACATTTTCCGGGAGAGCTACAATTATTCGACCGCGAACAATCCCGCGAAAAAGAAGAAAAAACAGATTGTGAGAAGTTGGAAGGCGCGGTAGTCGTCGGCGCAAGACGCCAAAAGTGCGACAGGCACGATACGCAATTCATGGATTTATAGAGACTTTTTACAGGGGAATCTATATCCATGCCGAACTACGAGAGTGCCATTACCCACAAATTTGACCGTTGGCTTCGAAGCGCACAGCGTTTCGAGGAGGACTGGCGTCATTCAAACGAAATGTGCTTCCAGTACTACGACGGCGAACAGTGGACGGAAAACGAAAAGGTAGCGATTGAAGAACGCGGGCAACAGCCTACGGTAATCAATACGATCCGTCCGACCATTGATATGGTGTGCGCTCAGGAAGTGGAACGGCGCGCGGATATTCAAGTGTGCGGTCGCGAGGAATCCGACGACAATATGGCACAACTTCTGACGGCGCTTTTGAAGCACGTCTTCGATGAGTGCAACTTCGAGTATTACCATTCTCAGGGGTTCAAGGAAGCGGCAATTGGCGGTCGTTCGTGGCTTGAGGCGAAAGTAAAGACGGACGAACGCGGCAAGGATATGGTAAGCGTTCATCACGTCCCGTGGGAAAACGTGTACCTTGATCCGTACAGCCGTAAACCGGATGCGTCCGATGCGCGGTTCATCATCAAAATCAAGTGGGTTGACCGCGATACGTTGAAAGTTCTGTACCCGGCGAAGGCGGAGGAGATTGATTCGGTCTTTGACGACGACTACCACGGGCAGGAATATGAGGCGCAGAACAAGGCGTCTGACCGCGGTGATGACTGGTACTACGATCCGAAGACGCAACGCGTCAAGGTGTGCGAGTGCTGGTACACGAAGCCGACAAAGGAAAAAGTCGAAATCCTGAACGAGACGACCGGGAAGAAGGAATCGAAGGAAATCTTCAAGCAGAAGGTTCATCACGTTATTTTCTCGGATGAAATCATGCTCGAAGGAAGCGCGACGGACGATAAATTGAACGTCAATCCGCTCAAGGTTGATATCTTCCCGCTCGTTCCCATTTACTGTATGCGCGACAGGTTCGGACGGCCGAAGGGGATTGTCCGCGATCTTGTCGATCTTCAGGACCAAATCAACAAGCTCAACAGTAAATTCCTCTGGACGGTTGCCGCGAACCGCGTGATCGTCGAGGAAGGGGCAGTACGGGATGAGGACGAACTTCGGGAGGAGATGCAGAAGCCGGATGGCCTTGCGATCCTCAACGAAGGCGGCTTGGCGAAGATGCGGGTGGACGACAAATACCGCGATCTTTCCTACATGAGCAATCACCTGAACTTCCTTTTGCAGACGGAACAGCGTATTTCCGGCGTGAACGATTCGATGCTCGGTCTCGGCGGTACGAACGAACGAAGCGGTATCATGCAGAATACGCGCATCAATCAGGGCGCGGCGATGCAGACGACGATCTTGGAGAACATGTATTTCTCCAAACAGCGCATGGCGCTCGTTATTCTCCGTCTTATCGGGCACTTCTATACGGATTACCGCGTCGTTCGGATTACTCAGCCGAATGGCCTTACCGACAACTACGAATTCAATCTTCCTCAGAAGGACGAGGAGGGGAACGTTATCGGGATCCTCAACAAGATCGATGATACGCTTTACTACGACGTGATACTGAAGAAAGTCCCGCCGTTCAACTCGATGCGTGACCGGATGCTTACGATTTTCAGCGAAATCCTGAAATCGAATGTTATCCCGGCTCCGATTGCGGGCAAGATGATGATCATGCTTTCGGATATGCCGAACAAGGAAGATTTGATTCTCGAACTTGAAAACTTCTATCAGGCGCAGGCCCAGGCGACTATGGCCCCAGCAGGCGCTGTTCAACCTACAAACCCTAATCCCCCGGCGTAAAGCTGGATTCGGAGGCGAGAAAGTAAATGAACAAAGAAACGGAAACGGACAACATGTCATTCATCGACAATGTGTTTGGCGGCGACGTGACGAACGAAGACCATTCCCAAAACACGGCGGACAATGACGTGAGTGCGGAAGACGAGGAACAGACTGGGAACAATGTTGACGACGAGTTCTCCATCCCCGATGATGAATCGGATTCGATGGGAGACGAAGGCGAAGACGGCGATTTCAGCGACGATGACGGTGCCGGTGAGGAAAACAAAAAATCTCAGTCGGATGCGCCCGAATCGTCGGAAAAAGATTCCGCAGAGCTGAAACAGGAACTTGAGAATCTCCAAAAACGCCTTCATGACACGCAAGCGGCGATGCACAAAGCAACAACCGAACGCGCGGCCCTGAAAAAGGAGCTGGATGATCTGAAAGCGAAGAAGGAGAACGAGGACGACTGGTTCAGCGAGGATGATTCCGAACGGGAAAAGGAACTCGAAAATAGCCTGAAAAAGGCCGACGAGGATTCCGCCCGCCTGCAAGCTGAGCAGGACGACCTGAAGAAGGAGGAGGCCGCCAAAGTTTGGGACGAGGCCGCCGCTCCAGTGATCAAGCAACACCCGGACTTCGAGAAAGTCATGTACGAGCAGTTTGCGCCATTGCTGGATTCTCAGAAAGGAGATCAGTACGTTATTGCCGAGTGGGTGAAACTCAAGGACAAATCACCCGCTTCCGCGTATGCTTTTGCGAAGAAGATGCTGGAAGTCAAAGAATTTCAGCGCGATCCCGAAGCATACCGGGCAAAACTACTGAAGTCGAACAAACAAAACAACGACTTCGAAAATGACGTTGACGACGAACCGAGGGGAAAAGATGGACTTGATATGCTGAATAGTGCCGACGTGGCATCAGCACCATCAGAACGAATCGGGAGTTTTGTTGACGCTGTTTTCGGATAAAATGAAAGGAGCCTACTATGGCTTATTTTATCCGTGGTACGGGGCAGGCGGTTACCCCGTTAAAACATTCGCTTGAGATTTACCGCGAGTACATGCTCAACATGTTCTTCACGAACATGATGGGCAAAAAAGGTTCGGGCAAACCGATCATCGTCGACGACACCTGCTTCAAAGGCCGCGATTCCGGCGACGTCGGACGCTACCACTTCATCCCGTATTTCCGCGGTGAAGGCATCCGTGGTCAGAACAAGAGCGTGATCGGCAACGAGAACACCATCGACGAATACTACATGGACATGCGTATCGATCAGATCACGCAGGCGTTTTCCAAGAAAGGCAAAATGACTGACAAGCGCACGATCTGGAATGCCCGTGAAGAATTCCGCCGTCAGCTGTCCGAGTGGTTCCGCAATCAGACGGAAATCGACATCATTGATTCTCTGTCCGGCTTCAACACCGACGGCGCAACTTACATCAGCGGTGCCGCCGCCGAAACTCAGGACGCCGTGACCGGCGATCATCGTTGCATCCGTCCCGACTACAACAACAGCAAGTACGAAACGGTCGAGGTCTCCGCGGCGAATTCCGATGCCACGTCCCTTCTTTCCGCGATGAACTCCAATGACATCATGAATACTCAGCTCCTCGACGTCCTTCAGGACTTCGCGAAGACTGCGGATTCCAAGTATGCCATGCGTCCGATTCGCGCGAAGAACGGCGAGGAATACTACATGCTCGTTCTGCATCCGCGTGCGGCAATCGATCTGCGCAACGATCCCCGCTGGGAAAAGCGCGCAATCGCTTCCATGACCGGCAAGAACTCGCTCGAAGGCGATCCCATCGCCACCGGCGCCATCGGCGTTTGGGAACACATCATCATCCGTGAAGCGAATTTCATCAAGACGCACAAGAACTCGGGCGGCACTCTCCGCATTGCCCGCAACCTGCTTCTCGGCGCGGATGCCGCTATCATGGCGTATGCGCAGACGCTGGACTACACGGAAGAACGTCTCGACCACAACCGGATTCTCTCCTGCGCGGCAGACGAAATCCGCGGTATCAAGAAGATGACCTTTGACGGATGCGACCTGAACATCGCTCAGGTTCCCAGCTCCATCAGAGTGTAACAAGGAAAGGAGACATAACCTATGGCTTCCGCAGACATCACCACGAAAGACACGCTCGTGAAGGGCGTGAATTCCATGAACAACTACATCCGTTCCGAGGCGCATATCCTCGACGGAGTGGAAAACCCCGGCATCCTTGACGCCGATACGCACAGCCTTTTCGTGATCCCGAAGGGGAATGCGCTCGTCGGCCTGAAGATC